ATAAAAAGATCATATCATCGAGCACGCTGATCGCAGTCAAACCGTTTTCACGCCATTCGAAATTTTCATTGAGCTGGTATTTGGTCCAGTCAATAGCACCTGATTTGGTGAGTGGGCGGGTGTCATTTCCGCTCGCATCCTTCTTCCAACCTTGAATTTGCAGCTTTGCAGTGGGGTATTGGTAGAAATCGGGATGAGGGCAGAGATAACGTGTGAAGGCGAGGCGTCGATGGATAGCTTCCATGTGTCTAAGGAACTCTTTCCAACCAGAAGTGGGGACATTGGTTGTGAAGAAATAGAACTTGGTTGCATCATAAACGCATCCCTTCATCTCAGCTTTGGACATGTTCATGGGGCGAGCAGCAACATTGACCATAGCTAATACCTTCTCGGCTTGGGCTTTGACAGTCGGGGAATCGTTGGAACAGAAGAGTTCATCAACAAGAGTAAATGGTTGGTCGGAATAACCATCATCATACTCTGTCGAAATGTTCTGTTGGAACAATTGGTGACTATCTAGCTTCAGCCGATGAGCGATATATTGTGTGGCGAACTTCACGAACGTGGTTTTACCCAGTCCTGAAGCTCCAACCATACAGAGCGCGACAGGTTCGACGCGATTCTGCGCGTTAGAACTACCTGAGGTAGCAGTTCCAACGAGGGACGAGGCTTTTGAGAACAAACCATTGAAATCTTTGACAGCTGTCTCGCCGTGTTCGAGTGTTGCCACAAGAACAGCGACAGACTTCATTCTGGCGTAGAACTTCAAGTACGAATCACATTGAGCGTGAGTTCGCATGGGATCTGACATAGCAGCAAGATGATCGGGGAATTCCTTTCGGATATCATCAATTTGCTTGTAGATCTCATAGGTTCGTTTGTTAATTAATGGATAGCCAACAGTTTGCACTGCAATCCAATTGATCGTGAACTGAATCACGGAAAGAATATTAACAATTACTTCTTTCAGATTTCGTGTAGCGGCACACGAAGCGTTGAATAAATCCAACGACTTTTTGAGGGGACCTTGGCTGGACGCAAATCCAGTCACAACTGAGATGGCCGAAGCAATGCCGGAGCAAAGCTTTTCCATCATTCCAGTTAACGAGAGCGCTTGCGCACTCTTTGACATTGGGAGTGGGAAGTGCATATTCTTCTTCGAAAGGAGTTCAGCATGAATGTAAGCGAGGGGCTTATTCACAGTGAAACCAGTCTCAGGTTGGGCACTTTCCAATGTTGTTCGCAAAGTAGCGACTCTTTGATTCATCCTATCCAGGGTGATCTTAGGGTCAAACTTCACGAATCTCGCGATCTCTTCAACAAGAGCATCGAGTTCTGCAGGTCTATAATAGACGTCAACGGTTTTATCCAAGACGTTATCAAGATTAACTGCAAACTTATTCAATTCATCACATCGCAGATCATAAGACTTCACAGCCTCATATCTGAGCTTCATTTCCTTGCATTGATCATACATTGCTTCTTCATCTCCAACAACCATAAAGTGAGGGTACACTTTAATGGAACAATCTACGGTAGGGGGCACCATAGATGTTAAGTTGGATTCAGAAAGAGCAATGATATTATCCATGTAGTAAGATGCAATCTTCAAGTAGTTCTCACGAAGAGAATAACAATCAGAAAGCAACTCAGGAGGAACATCAGAATGCATCACAGCATGATCAAATTGATCTAAGTCAAAGTTGTCGACAACAGTGTTACCATCTAGCATAAGAGCGGGGTTCTGCTCATTACGCTTATAGTACACACGTTGTCCGTCAACAATTGACATTGTTTCAGTGGAATCATTATCAGAAAAGGGTGAGGAAAACATCTCTTCTGGTTCTAATTCCTTCTTCTTCTTTTCAGTCAGCGGAGCTAACATCTTTTTCAAAGAATCAATCATTTCACGAGAAGTGCTTGCGCACGACTCATAAATCTTGTGTGCATAGGTCGCTATGAGGGTAGCGATCTTGCGGAGTGTGTCATTCTGATCTAATTCAGCAATGACAGTGATCTGGGCGGCGAGGATGGCTCTGGTAGGCCAATTCTCGCAAGTAAACATGGACAAGACGGATAACAGGATCGTTACCATCTTGCGGCCATGAGTACCGAGTTTATCTGTCATAGTCTTGGTCAGATTTGACAGAATATCTACAGGAAGGCCTTGAGCCTTCTTTAGATCTGGTTCGGGAACAGCTGCGGAAGCAGGAAGGGGTTTTCCAGCACACTCTGCGTTGTGAGCGCGATGTGCCTGGAGTCTCTTCTTCTCAGCCTTTGAGGGGCCAAGACGAGAGTCTTTTGCTTCCTTAGTTTGTACCTTCTTGCGAATCTCTTCACGAGCATTCGCATAAGCGGAGGTAGAACTAACGCGGGATTTACGATCCGTTGAACGTGGGGGAGGCGTAAAACGGTTCGTATTCGGGGGGGGGAGAGGGAACTCCTCCTCCTCAACTTCCATGTGGTTGACAATCGGGTCATATTTCACTATCGGTGCTTGGGAGGGTTGAGCAGCAGGGACAGTGGTAACAGTGACTTTCATGGTCTTCGCAGATTTGAGTTGCTTGCGACGTTCAATGGTGGCATCACGATTCGCTTTGGAGCGTTGAGGGTGACGTGGTTTCATTGAACGAACTTTTTCACAAATTGCATCAAAGAAAGCCTGGTCAGACAGGTTTCTAGACGACAATTGCTTGAAAGTTGCGTGGGCAACCGCATATCTGGAACGATTCATGGAGCATTCGGGGGAGGCGGTGAGACGAGAAAAGATCGGATGTCCTTCTGCTTTTGAGGCAGGGAAGTGGGCATCTTTTCCGTATCGTAAGACCATCCATTCAGCAAACGAATACTGTGGGAACAGATTCGCTTTCGCGAGCAATGTTTCCGCAGGAGTGCGGAGAACATGACGTTCAATGGAGTGTTGTTCATTAGACATACCTATTTCGGACAGGTTAGTCTTTTGAACATTCCATTTGCGTGAAAGTTCGTGGGTCTTGGGACCAGCGCGCGACTTCGAGATTAATCTCAAAGTTTGGACTTTTGACCCATCGACAGAAGTAAATTCTGAAGGGGTCTCATCCTTTTTGCCTCGTGTCTTGAA